TGTAGTAAAGTCTTGACAAGTCTAGAGAATAGTGTATAATAAGGAGTGATTGTATTTCTTTGGTTCTTTAGTGATGCTATGCTCAGTCCGTATCTCAATAAAGAGAGAGGATTAGAATACAGCACCACATTAATGAGTGTGCATTTGTTTGTATACACCATAGCTGGAGTCTTTCAAGGATGGATGCAGAATGTAGGAAAGAAGCAAGTCTTGATATGTATAATCTTATGTGATGCACTCCAGCTGTATTACATGCTTTCCTATGAAAGAGTGAATATATTCTACAGCACACCTTTGTTTTTCTTTCAGATTATATTCTATAAGAGATGGATAATCTGTGATGGAGTGGGAAGAAGAGTGGAGAGCTATATGATAGATGTGGAGCGAAAGATCGCTTTAGGTCTTTCCAGTGGCTATCTCTGTGCTATCTTTCTAAATACACTGAATATGTATCTCCACATAGGATGCTTTTGTATCTTCTGTAGTCTATGTATGAGTGGAAGAGAGTGGAGAAAGTCTTAGTCTTGTTGACTACATCCACATTCTTCGCAAGAACATTCTTTACAAGAACATTCCTCGCATCTGTATCCTATACATGCATCGCATGTGCATGTGCATTTGTTTCCTTCTTCTAACACCATGTAGAGTATTTAGTCTTTTGATAACACGGACAAAACTATATCACTGGAAGAGCCATGGATAGGGAGATCTTCTTCGAGTCGTCTTGATATCTCTGCTCTTGATATATCCACTACAGCTTGTCTTGCTCTGCGCAGTGCTATCTTATACAACCATGCTTCTATGTCTGGAATGCGAGTGCGCAGTGCTTTGTCTTCTGCTTCTGTAAGAGAGATCTTGTAGTCCATGTATAGTAAGTATTTAGTATTTGATGATGTAGTTGATTACAGTGTATGGCTGCTCTATTGACATGGATGATCCAGTGAAAGAAGGCTGCACAAAAGCATGATCATGAGAACATCCAAGACCACAAGAATTTATAATAGTCCCTGAACTATTGATATATCCGTTACCGTGATTTCCACCACCACCAGCTGCCCAAGAAGCGCCTACATGAATACTTGTGGCACAGAAAGTGTGATTGTGATTTCCTCCCCCATGATTGTGGGAAGGTAATTGTTGATTACATAGAGTCCTACTACTCACTGCACCACCAGAAAGAGATCCGCTTGGTGTCATATCGATAGCTCCACCTTTAGATCCTAACGAAGTCTTAGTGCTTCCCTTTCCTACAGGAATACGATCTGCTAAGTCTGGTATAGTAAATGTAGTGGAGCCATCTCCAGCTCCATAGGTTTCTCCACAGACAGCAAATAGATCAGGATAATCACCTCTACTCATATCAGATCCATCGCATAACAACCAGCCAGTAGGAGGCGTGTCAGAAGCAAAGGGAAGTATAGTTCCTGTTGGCGTAATTCCTCCACCATGTATTTTCTCTTGCGTAACTGAATTATCCGCAATTGCATTTATGTGAGTAAGTGCCATTCTACTGTTTATTTATTACGATGGCTCTGTTGGCCAAACGATGGAAAATGGATCAGATTGTTCTGTTACATCTCTCAGCTCTTGTCTGTATGTTGCCCATTCTGTTTGTTTAGCTTCAGAAAGCGGAGAGTCTTTTGCTTGTGTCCAGTCGCAGGAAGCAAGCTTATCATCTCTTGTCATACGAACGTCTTTCCATTTTCTGTCGATGTCTTGCACCCAGTTTCCAGAATCATCTTGCTTTAGGAAATTAGCAAACTGCTCTTGCTCGAATTCAATTCTTTCTTGTTCAAGTCTTTCTGCTTCTTCCTTTGCTTCTTCTTCTGCCTTTCTTCTATCATACTCTGCGATAATCTGATCAATAGTCGATTGATCTATATTATCATCATTGTTTTGATCTGTATACTCAGCTTCCTTATAGTCACCATCTATTTGTATAGCATGTATGTTATCTGCTAAGAAAGAAAGATCACATTCTCCGAAGAATATGTTGTTGATTCCGATTGTTTTGTCGCCTTTAATTACTGTTATTCTCATAGCTATTTCCTTTAGTGTTTAATTATATAATTTAAAACTGTGTATGGTTGCTCCACTGACATACTGTTTCCTGAGAAAGATGGATTATGATATGTATGACCATGTGCACTACCTCCTCCCATCCCCCCAGTGTTAAAATTATCCCTTGCCCCACCTCCGGTAGATGTAACAGTCATATAGGCTCCGACTCCATCTCGGTCAACATGATGAGCTCCTCCTAATGAAGGTGCTGCATTCATCCATATTTGGTTGTGTTCTTGGTGAACGTGGTTAGGCATAGTTGAAGTTGTTATTGTGGTGTCATCCACTCCACCACCAGAAAGAGATCCGCTTGGTGTCCCACTTACATCTCCACCTTTAGCTCCCAATGATGTCTTAGTGCTTCCTTTTCCTACGGGAATACGATCTGCTAAGTCTGGAAGATTAAATGTAGTGGAACCGTCTCCAGCTCCAAATGTCTCTCCTAATACACCAAACAAATCAGCATATTCGCTTCTAGATATAGCTGAACCATCACAAATAAGCCATCCTTCTGGTGGCGTCTCTCCTGCGTAGCTAATTGTTGACGCTACAGGAGCAAGCTCGTTGATTCTAAGTAGTCCCATAAAGATTATTTATTATATCACTTATCTGGAAGAGAGATGTAGTAAAGAAGAAAGATGGGAATAAGGATAAGCGCACCACACATCAGAAATATCTCTGTCATGGCTTTGGTGGTGTTAGCTTTCCCATATTATTTCTCTGTTGAATTTAACTCTGCTAATCTGTCCTGATATTCTTGTATCACTTCTGGTGTCCAAGCTGCTTTACAGATATCTTGCACCTTTTGCTGCTGGTCTGAAACATCTTGACCGGGATAAAAAATACTTCTGTGAAATGTTCTGGATATTTGTTGTCCATCTTCAGTGATTGTGGTTGCTTCTCTAACTTGAACATGACCTGTTCTAACTACTTCAATTTGATCTATTTCGATTGTTTTGTCTATTGACATTATCTTCTCCTATCTCCTATACAAAATATGTAATATTAGCCATGAAATAAACTGTAGATCCAAAGAAGGGAGTGGTGCTATTTAAGCTTACCAAAGTTGCTCTAGCGGCGCTTGGATCTATAGCATAGATCCTCAAATCGCTTTGATTAGCAAACAGCATTGAATATCCTGCTGTTGGTGGATTAAATGGTATCCACGCTGTTGCTTCTCCCTGATATCCATAATCTGTATTTCTAGAAACAAAAGGCATATTGGTGCATACTAGTGCATTACCATCATTTACATATTCTGTTGCTCCAAACTGAAATGTAATCGCAGCTGTAACTTTACTTCCTATCTTTATATACTCGCCGATATTCAAATTAGCGTTGCTTACTGATGCAGCTGTCATTCCTGTCCAACTAGGAGTCCAAGTTCCTTCTTCATAATCATCTAGAGTATTAGCGTCTGTTGATTGGACTTGAGTTGATGGAAATTGCAATCCATCTGCAGCTAATATTCCTGCTGATGGGTTAATTGCCGCTAAATCAGTCTCTAAAGTCTCGACTTCTGGGATGGTGTTTGATTGTATAAGATTTCCGTTTACTTTCGTGATTGCCATATTCTTATTTATAATTTATCTGGCACAGCAAGATAGATAATCATACCCATACAAAATAAAGCTATAGCAGATTGTAACATCTCTATTTCTGTCATATCTTTATTTATGTCTCTTTATAAATAATTGGCGTGGGTATAAAAAGAGACAAGAAGCGTGCTCGTTGGTTTAGCATCTTTCTCATGAACATAGCAAGCATCCTTGCATTTTTTCCACCACTTGTCAAGTGGACTTTCGTTGCTTACATGGTCTCTTCTGCATTTATGTTCCATAGTTCTCGAAAGATAGATGACTTTCCTTTAGTCATACACAGTCTCTGTCAATTTGTAATTATGGGATTTATTGTAATTCGTATGTTCTTTCTAAGTTAGCTATAGTTCTTTACAATGTCAGTGAGATCGTTTAGGATATTCTCGCATCTTCCCTTCGCATACTCCACTTGTTTTATATTTGTTTCGTTTGCGATGGAAAGATGGTAGTTTACAAACTCTCTTTTCAGAGAGTGTATTTTGTTAATAAAATCTAGATACTCAGGATTGTAGTGAGTCATGCATCATTACTTGGTTTCTTTAGACTCTCTCATATAATCTTCGTCTTCGTCTTCTTCTTCTGCGTCATTTATAGCATCCATAATTTCTGACATAGAGTGAACGAGATCTCCAGTGGAACCGTCTATAACAGATTCAAGATCTTCTATGTCTTTCATGTATTCGCTATCTCCGCTCTCAACAGCTTGTTGACAGACTTTAGCTCGAGCCACTATTTCTTCAGCAGATTGTATGACTTCATCTAAGAGACTTATGATAGAATTCTCTTTATCAAAACCATCATAAGACATTCTGTCTCTAGTAATTTCTTCTCCACCTTTTGGTGCGAAGTCTTCGTCTCGAAGTATGCCTTCTGATTCTTTGAGTAGCGATTGAAATTGTTTTGCGTTCATGTTTGTTTCCTTATGGTCTCTCTTGGTCTTGATAGTCTTTGAGTGCAGAAGATTTTTGGGCTTTTATGTCATCTATAAACCTAGCTAATTTGTCCATAATAATTGAAGGATCATCGATAATTTCTCCAGCTTCTTCCAGCTTCTTACGAATTATCTCCATTAGACTTTTTTTGTCGTATCTAGTATAAAATTCATCGTCATGCTTTTGAGCTATTCTGTCAAGTTCAGCTTCTGGATTATCGGTAGCCGCTTGTTCTCCTGTCCCTAGATATTCTCTATCTAGATACCTAGATCTAGATCCTTCCGTCCCAGATCCTCCTTCTTGAAGGATATCTTTAGATTCTTTGAGTATATCTTGAAAGTCTTTTGCGTTCATGTTGTTTCCTATTTCTTTATTTATTATTATTTCTGATTGTAATAGATAGTCTGCCCAATTACTATGGTGTGTTTAGTCTCTGACTGTTCTCTAGTAATATTAGGATTGAAACCACATCCATAATCTCCACGAACAAGCGTTGGTCCACCATC